CATGGCTTTAAGTTCACTGTAATTTGAAACAGGCCGCTGCTTATATAGCTCATCGCATATTGCCTTTTCCCGTGAAGCAATGAAATATGAATACTGTCCTTCCTGCATATATTCGATCCCAAGATGATACACGTCATCGGGAACGTCCCTGTATGTGTATACTCCGAACTTGTTTTCGTACTTTTTCTTTTTCTTTTTCCCGAAGGTCGCAGATGTAAATGCAATAACGCCTTCCGGTATCATCCCGTAATGCTGCAGCGCGTATTCGAACGACAAATACGACGGGCCGTAAATCGCACCCGCGAGAAGATATCCCGGTGTTGAAGCATCAGTTTCATATATACCCTTCGTAATAGGTATGTAGACGCCGTCTCTTACCATCCGTGACAGCTTGTCATAAGGACTTTTATATTCTTTTAGACCATTCACTATCATTCCTGTAGTATTTATCATATTTTCACCTCATACTCGCATTATATTCGATTTTGAGGTGAAAATCAACCATTATCTGCTACATGAAGTTCGAAGTATAGTATGGACGGTTAAGGATCATATCAGGAACGCCTACCTGTACGGAAGGCTGCCAGATATATGTGCCGTTGTTGTCCTTGAGCTTCCTGAGCGCCTTTACCGTGGTGTCGTTCAGCATCCATACGGCTTTGTTTCTGTACGGAGTCCTGAGAGAGTGATAGAGATCCATCACGTCATCGAAGGAGATCGTAGCGCCTGTAGTCGTAACTCCGACTTCCGCAGAATCGACGATGCCGGTCGGCTTGCTCTTTCCGTCGCCTGCGATGAATGCTTCTTCTTCCTTTGTGCCGATACGTCTTCCGAACTCTGTAGCGATGTACGATTCGATGTCGAATACATTGTCGTTTATGAGTTCGTCAGATACCTTTATAGCAGTACCAAGCTTATATGCCGCGATAGTCACCTGACTGAAGTGGTCGTCGCTTTCAGGATAAAGGCCGTTTTCGTCCATCCATGCAGCTTCTCCGTGGCTTGCGACTACAGGAATCTTTCTCTCGCCGCTCTGCGTCTGTATGATCGTCGCGATGCTCCTGAAGATGTTCTCGTCCTGCAGGGCATCGATGAGCTTTCTCTCGAACTCGTCCGGCACAAGGTAGCCTCCGTCTGCATCGGTTCCTATAGTCAGCACATCGTTCACATCATAGAAGCCTTTCTTCCTGAGACTATTCCAAAACGCCGCTTTATATTCGCCTGACGCTGTCCCTTTCTTTTCCTTCTTAGGCTCTGCACCTCCCGGGATGTTGGTTATAGGCTTTGAAGTAGGCTTTGCCATCTCGGCGTCGATTGCAGCCTGCTTTTCCAGCCTGTCAATTTCTTTCCCGAGAGCTACAACGTCGGCCTCCATCTTATCGTAGGTTTCAGCATCTTCTGCTGATATGGTTCCTTCAGGAGACCTTTTTGTTTCAAGGAAAGCCTTAGCAGCCTCCCAGGCCTTGGCTCTCTTTTCCCTGAGTTCTAATATCCGGTTCATTTGTTCCTCCTTAATGGCTGATAATATTCAGCCTTTTCTCAAGCATTTCAAAAGGCACTGCGTCTTCTGCAGCACCTTCAGGCTCTTCTTTCTTTGGTATTAACTTTGACAGCATGGAGTTTGTTACAGCTGCTCTCGAAAACATCATTGCTTCCGGAGGCTCCACGCTCTGACCAGCATCAAACAGTATGTCGTCAGCGAAGCCCATCTCCTTTGCCTTTGATGCATTGAGCCAGGTCTCCGCATCCATTAGATGAGATATCTTGGCTCTGCTAATTCCGGTTTTTATCTCGTAAGCGTTCATGATGGATTCTTTTACTTCATCCAGCATGGCTATTGCTTTCTGCATTTCAGCGGAATCTCCGATCGCTATAGTCGCAGGGTTATGGATCATCATCATGGCAACAGGGCTCATAAGTACTGTCGTCCCTGCCATTGCGATGACCGATGCGGCAGACGCCGCAATGCTGTCTATCTTTACCGTAACGTCATGCGGATAGTCCATCAGCATGTTGTAGATCTGGGCGGCTGCGAAAACGTCACCTCCCGGAGAGTTTATCCATACCGTGATATCGTCTTCTCCTTCTTCAAGCTCCGACCTGAATGCTGCAGGAGTTACTTCGTCTCCAAACCATGTCTCGTCCGAGATCTCTCCGTTTAAAAAAAGGACCCTTCCGCCTGAGTCCTCGTCCTTTATCCAGTTCCAGAATTTTCGTTTCATTCGTTCCTCCTCATTTTAGTACTGTCAGGCGCGCTCCTGGCAGCTCCCGCGAATGCGCCTGCATCCTTTAATTTTGTCATGCTGCCGTTGACAAGATAAAGATCTCCTCCTTCCTCTTCGGATATAGGATTCATGTCCTCCATCTCTCTTATGTCGTTNGCNGACATCCATCCGTTCTGCCTNGCTACGGCGTACCCGTTCATCCTGCTCTGATAGTCGCCGCGCATNAGTCCGTCCACATTGAANTTGATGAAGTACTGCTTCTTTTCATTTTCCGTTAGAAGCGTCTTCTGCAGTGCCTGTTCCCACCTTATGACCCACGGGTCGAGGGTGTACTTTACGAACTCTAGGCTCTGCTGCTCTATATTCGAGAACGACGACTTCTCGAGATCTCCCACCATATGCGGCGGGATTCTGTAAAGCCTCGCGATCTCGTCTATCTGGAATTTCCTTGTCTCAAGGAACTGCGCTTCTTCGGGAGGTATACCTATCTGCTGGAACTTCATTCCTTCTTCTAGGACCGCCACCTTATGCGCGTTGCCGCTTCCCTGATAGACCGAGTTCCAGGATTCACGCACCTTACCGGGGTCTTTAAGTATCCCAGGGTGCTCCAGGACTCCTCCCGGATTTGCGCCGTTAGCGAAAAAGCTCGCGCCGTATTCTTCGCAGGCGAGCGTCATGCCGACAGCGTTCCTTGCCATCGCGATAGGGGAGTAGCCTATGAGGCCGTCGAACCCGAGCCCCGGAATATGCAGCACATCTTCATCGGCAAGCACTATGACTCCGTCATTTTTCATATATGGGTCATTGCCGTCGTATCTCGTGTACCTGTAAACTATCTTTCCGTCAGAGCCCCGGTCTACTTCCATCCTGTCCGGAAGAAGCGGATACAGGGCGATGATCCTGCCCGCGTTATCACGTATGATCTGCGCGTAGGCGTTTCCCCATATGAGAAGGTGACTCATCAGTGCTTCCCTGAATATGAACGACGTCATTTCCTTATTCGGTTCATTATGAAGAACGTAGAACAGGGGATGCAGGTGGTCCATTTCCTTGCCGCTACCGGTGTATCTATAGACGTTTAATGGCAGCGATGCTATCGCCTCCGAAAGTATTCTCACGCATGAGTAGACTGCCGTTGTCTGCATTGCCGTACGTTCGTTTACCTGCTTCCCTGCTGTGCTCGCTCCGAAGAAGAACGAATATGGCTGCGAGAGATAGTTCGTTACCGGCTTGTCTCTCGGTTTTCTTAGTTTGTCCATGAATGACATGAGGCCCTCCTTTTTGATTACTAAAAAAGCGCCTCATAAGAAGCGCTCTGCTAAGATATATACTGTTAAATTTAAGTTATATGCACATTATTTCGTCTTTTATGTGCATAAAAGCTTCACCTGAGTTTTGAATTATTATCAGTCCAGCTCCGCAAGTTTTCTGCTTATGTCTGAGGCACAGTAATAAACATTTGTGACTACTACCGTCGTGTTTTCTATATCGGCAGCACTGCGTACTTATCCATATCAACGTTGCTTCCTGAATGCATCAAATGCCTCCTTCGCATCAATCGTTTCCCCGGATCTTATATCATTTATTCCGTCGTTAATTTTTGACCGTATTTCTGCTGCCGACATTTTCTCGGCATCAACTGACGCAGGTGCCTTCGGAAGTGATACAGGAAATGGAATGCCTCCTGTCAATGCTATCTGCTTGAGATAAACGTTCACTGCTGACGACATCGAAATACCAAGCTGAGACAATACGTCTTCTGCGTTCTTTTTATCGGAAGGATCTACTCTTAAATTGAGTGTTGCTGTTTTTTCCATTATCATCATCTCCTTGCCAACAATGTAACGCATTTTACAGTACAATTCAAGAGCTGCGTATAATGGATCCCGGTTCCCAGGCTTTCTGGCAACAGCAATATCTCATCTTAGGTCACCCGCAAGCGACACCTAATATTCATTTGCGAAAGATAGTTCGTTACCGGCTTGTCCCTCGGTTTTCTTAGTTTGTCCATTAGTGACATGTGCTCCTCCTTTTACTGCATGAA